AGCTTCCACTTGTAGCTGAGGATGACGGTCGTGCCCGCGACGCCGCCCGAGAGGACGATCCTGGTGTCGGTCACGGCGTCGGGCGTAACGAGGTCGAGGTAGCGGTAGGTCACCCGATAGGTCGAGGACGGGACCGGCTCGGGGCCGCCCGGCGCCCAGTCGATCTGATCGCCGGAGCGAACCCAGGACGTCGTCCCGGCGAAGGTCGTGCCGCCCTGAGTGACCGACAGGATTTCGGTCACGCTGTTGTTGGACAGCGCGTCGGAGCCCGCCGCCACAAGGCCGCGAACGACGTCCTCGGTGGTTTCCTTGGTGACGAGAACGCTCAGCACCTCGTCGATGGGCGCGTTGTTGATGACGAAGGTCTTGGGGCCGCCGCCGGGCGGCCAAGTCCGGGCCTCGCCTGCGACCGTTTCGGTGTCCCACTCCTCGGGCTCGGCGTGTCGCAGCGCGGCGAAGCGCGAACGCTTGAAGCCGTTGATGTTGGCGGCGCCTTCTTCAATCGAGAACAGCTGGTTGCCGCCGACCTTACCGAGGGCGGTCACCCGACACCCGGAGACGATGTAGTGCCCGTGGGCGTCGCGGTCATAGATCGCGATGGACTGGTTGATGCCGTCGAGGGACGGCGGCGGGGTCTGGTCGAGGATCGTGCCGTCCTGCAACACGTAGACCGGGACGAAGGTGCCCGGCTCGGCGTCGCCCGACAGGGCCCAGGAGATCGTCACCACCTCGCGGGCGGCGCCGGGCTCGCCTTCCGACAGGGCGCCCGGGGCGATGCCAAGGAGCCCCGGATCGTCCTCCGAGGTGAGCCAGGACTTGACCAGCCGCACGCCGATCTCGGTGCGGCCGATCATCGGCACGCCCGAGAGCACCCGCTGCGCCACCGGGAACACGTCGCCCCCGACATAGAGCCGACCGGCCGTCAGGATGACGTTGCCGAGCTCGCTCTGGACCACCGCGGCGGCGTCCTCCACCCGGTCGCCGTCGCTGGCGATCAGGCGGGCGACGCGCTCGTGGCGGGCGCGGGCGATGGTCTGGCCTTCGTTGAGCTCGGCGCCCTCGATGAAGCGCCCCTCCGAATGGACCACGCCCTGCCACGAGGCCATCCCGGCCGCGCGGTCAAAGGCGCCCGGAAGGCCGCTCTCGTGTTCATTCGCCATTAGAACCTCACAAGGAAGGTAAGCCGCTCCCGCACAGCGGCGCGGAGCGGGATGGTTTTCGCAAGCGGCGCGATGGGCACGCCGCCGGTCAGTTGGCCCGGTTCGAGCCAGAGGCGCCCCGGGGGAATGCTGTCGTCGATCTCGCCGCCGATCAGGACGTCGGCCGTTTCCGCAATGCTCCTGGCGCCGTTACCGGCGTCGATGGTCGCGCGGATCAGGAACGCCCCGCCATCGGGCGCGGGCGCGTAGGCCAGCCCGGCGACAGAGTAGGCGCCACCGCCAGCCGCCTTGACCGTCCGGCAGGCCGACGCTCGGCGATAGCCGATGACGTCCCCCGCCGCGTCGCGGAGGCGGACATGCGCGCTGCGGCCGACGAACCACGACGCCATGACGCTGCGGCGGATCGTGGCCACGTCGGAGGCCCACGGGGCGAAGGCGGTCGACCATGGAAAGTCCATTTCCGACCAGGGCACATCGCCCTCGACCGGCTCGACCCAATTGCCCAGCGCCACGCCCTCGCTCTCGGTCAGGAGGTACGAGTTGTCGTGATCCCGGCGGAATGACCACTTGGGCCCGCCCGCCTCGACCCGCACGCCGCTATCATCGGCGAGCATGGAGGAACCGAGCCGGGTCCACCCCGCCTCCAGCGCCGGGGCGTCGAAATTCCAGACGCCGCGTCGGAAGTCAGAGCGGAACGGCTTGCCCAGCCGCGTCACCCGGTCGATGCGCTGCAGCATCGGTGCGTCGTTGGCGGGCAGGGCGCCGAGGTAGAGCTGGAAGTTGTTCCACCACGCCCGGCGGCCGGGCGCCTCAACGATCATGCCGGGGGCCCCGACCCAGCCAATGCCGCGGGCAATCGCGGCGAAGGTGTCGCGCTCGATCTGCCACGGCCGGCCTTCTTCGATCAGCACGTAGGGGTTGTCGAGGTGCGGGGCCAATTCGATCAGCCCGTATTCCCATAGAAGGAACTGCAGGAAGGCCGGGAGGCCCCGCCCCTTGACGCCGGGCACAAGCCCGAGCCCCGCTTCGACGTGCGGCTCATACGCCGCCGCCTGCTCGAACGCGCGCAGTAGGGGCGTCCCGTTCGGGGGCAGCAGCGTGGCAACCATTAGGCGTTCTCCCCGGAAACCGTCAGGACGACGGTGCCGATGCTGGCCGCCTCATAGGGCGGAAGGACAGTGTTGGTGGACGGCGCCGACAGCGCGACGCCGTAGACGCCCGGAACCATGAGCCGGCTCTTGATCCAGTCGAGCGTCAGGTCGCGACCGAGGCCGCCTTCGGTTGCCCACGCGGCGCGCAGGTTGGCCTCGGCCGTGGCGACAATCGACGGCGGCGTCGAGGGGGTTACGGTCAGGGCGGCGACGACGTTCACCACCGCGGTCACCGCCGAGCGGACTTCCACCTCCCCGTTGACCATTCGGTTCTCGGGGAGGGCCAGGGCCGCGGCGACCGCGCTGAGCAACGGGGCGCCAGCGACGCCGCTGGCCGCTGTGGACAGGACCGCCACCCGAACCTTGGGGTCGCGGCCCTCGCGGTAGGCGATGGCGTCGCGAACCTCGGTCGAGGCGTTGAGCGCGATCAGCCGATAGCGGTAGACGCTCCCGGTGTTGCGGGCCATTGACGAGAGCAAGATGCGGAGCCGGAACCGCTCGTCATCTTCGTTCAGTGCGCGGGCGACCGGAGGGCTGGCGTTGGCGCCCACATGATCGAGGTCGGTGCCGGTGGCATACCGCAGCAGGTTGGAGCGGGCGGCCTCGTTGATGCGGGCGCGGATCAGGAGCTCGCGATATGCGGCCACCTGCATCAGCTTGTTGGCGACGGCGCTTTCGAGCGCCAGCACCGGCTCGATGTCCGGGAAGCGGACAATCAGGTCCGCCTTCATCCCGGCGAGGATCGCTTCGAAAGAAAGCTCCTCGATCACGGCCGGGTCGGGGAGCCCGGCCAGGAACGCTTCGTTCATGCTGTCACCTCGATTGAGCCGGTGGTGCCGCCGACGACGGTCACGCGGCGGGCGCCCTCGGGGGTGAAGTCCCCGAGCAGGGCGCGGGGGCGATACTCGCCCTCCATGTGGACTTGCAGCCGCCCGTCACGGCCGACGCTTTCGGGCACGATCTGGATGATGCGGAAGCGGGGCTCCCACTGTTCGACCGCGGCAGCGATGGCTGTGAAGAACGGCACCACCGTCTGCGTATTGAGATTTTCGCCGAGGAAGGCGGGGATCATCGACCCGTAGAACTCCCGCATGATCCGCTCGCCGAAGCGGGTGGTCATGAAGTCCTCGATGCTTTGGAGGACGTGGGACCAGCCGGAGATATTGGCCCCGGTCCCGGCGTCCATGTCGATGCTCGGGTCCGAGGCCATGTTGGGCTTCCCTTAGTTGGCAGCGGCTGCGCGCTTTTCGTTGATCTTGGTCGCGATCACCCGCTTGGTGTCGTCCTTGCCGAGCTCGACGCCCTCGGCCTTCGCTACCGCGACCAGGGCGTCGCGGTTGTGCTTTTCGGGGTCGACCAACTCGGGGCCGCCGTTGGCCCCGTTGGCGGCGTCGGGCTCGCCCTCGTCCTCGTCGCCTGTCAGCATCGCCCCGGCGACATACTCGTAGAACGTCTCGGGGAGGATGATCTCGGGCCCGGCATGGCCAACGCGGAGCTTGCCGTCCACCAGCACGGCCGACAGCGGCACCGCGGGGTCGAGCGGGGTGCGGGACCGCTTGGCCTCGTCGGCCATGCGCCACTCGACGGCGAGGTCGTCGGGCAGGGCAATCGCGATCTCGTTGTCGTTGATCGACAGCGTGATCCGGGCGAGCTCGCCGATGGCGCCGAAGTGGATCAGCACCCGGTCGTGGTTGATGTCCAGCGAGCCGATCATGGCGCGGCTGTCGGCGAGCCGGGCCCGCAGCAGGGCTTCGAGGGTGTTCTTCATCGTCCGAACCTTTCGGATTGTTGCTTAGGGGACGGGCCCCGTTTCGACGGGGGTGCCGGTCTTGGCGGGGCCCGGCATTACGTCGGGGTGCTTGTGGGTCGAGCCGATGTCCTGGCCGTTGTGGCCCACGCCGCCGCCCGCCATAGCAAGGCCCTCGGCACTGACGCGGAGGACGAAGCCGCCCACCTCGATCAGCACCGAGGAGGCGTCGAGCGTGATCCGCACGTCGCCGTAGGTGATCACGTTCTCGTCC